CGTAGCGCAGCACCTTGCCGTTCATCGCGCGGTGGCTGGGCCGGGTACGGCCGTCCAGGATGGCGACGTAGCGCCAGTACGGGCGGTCGTCGACGTTCTCGATTTGCGATTGCCAGCGGCCGGCCATGTAGGCGGTTTGCAGGTTGGTGCGGAAGATCGTCTGCAGGCGCCACGGGCTGCCCAGTTGCACCTGGCTGATCTCGCCGGTGTCGGTGTCGACGTGTTCCTGCTTGCCCCACCAGCCCTTGGCCTGCAGCACCGGCGTCAGTTCCTTTTTAAACCAGGCAAAGGTCTTGCCCTCGGCGATCGCCTTTTCCACCGCTTCGCGGATGTCCTGCAGGATGTCCAGGCGCGTCGCCTTGGCCACGGTGAACGCCTGGGCCTGGGCGTCTTGCCACAGTTCCTCCCAGTTCCAGGTGATGGCGTAGCCCTTGTTCTTCAGGTACTCGATCGCCTTCTTCGGCTCCAGGCCCATGCAGTAGGCGAGATCCACTTTAGCCATGGAGGCGCCCCCACAGCTTGGCAACAAAGAGGGCTCGCGCCAGGCGTTCCTGCAGGCCAGTGGCGTCCATCTCCGGGTACAGCTCGGCCAGCGTGCCGAGCAGCTCGTCGGGCTGGGCGCCGTCGTCAATGCGCTTTAACAGCGGCGCCAGCATCGCCTGGGCGTCGGCGTTGAGCGCGTCGCCCGATAGTGCATCAAGGGCGGCGTCCAGTGCATCTTGGTCGGGTGCTTCCTCGCCTTCGGCAAATTCGGCCGCAGGGGTATCAGCTTGTGTCGCCTCGACCAGGTCACCGTCCTGCAGCTTATAGGCACGCTTGAAGTAGGCCGGTGTCAGCTTGGCACCGGCGCGGGTCAGCTTCTCGCCAGCACCTTGTCGACTTCCTCCTGCTCCCACAGCGAGAACACCGGCCGGGAGCCGTCGCCCCAGTTCAGCTCGCACACCCAGCGGATCAGGGTGTTCATCGCCTCCTCGACGATCGCCTTATCGCCGTCACGGATGTCGCGGGTCACCTCCAGCCCGGCCTGGGCCGAGGCACGGTTGCTGTTGGCCTCGGTGGTCTGGTTCTGGCCGAGCAGCGCGATCGACACCTCGGAGCGGCAGAAGGTCAGCAGCCGTTCGTACACTTCGGCGCTGCCGGTCTTGCCTGCGGCTTCCTTGATCTCGACGCTGGCATCGTCCGGGATCACCGCCACCGCGTCCTGCACCATGGCCTCCAGGTTGTCCAGCAGCCCGTCGGTCTCGGCCGGTGTGGCGCTGCGCGGGTGTTTGCCGATGATCCAGGGCGCACCGTACTTCTCGGTGAACTGTACCCAGAACTTGAGGCCGCCCTTCTTGAAGGTGGTGGGCCAGAACACCATGGACAGGTCGGCAAAGCCGTAGGGGTTGTCGTAGCTGGCATCCTGGCGTGGCACCAAAAACTTGCGCGGCGGCAGTTCCTCGCCCTGGATGCGGTTGTTCCTGGAGCGGAAGCGCAGCAGGTTGTCCTGGTCGTACACGAACCAGTCGGCCGGCTTGCCGACGATGTCGACCGGCACCACGTAGCCGCCGACCTTGCCCCACATCACCTCCATCGGCTGGTAGCCGTAGAGCACAGCATCCAGCATCTCGGTGATGATTCTGGATAGGTCCAGGTCGGCGAAGATGCTCTCGATCGACTTGGCCACGCGGCTCTTGGCCTTGTCACGATCCAGCCCCCATTCCAGCGCCTTGACCGCCGCCTTGCGACGGCGCACGCAGCCGCCGACGTGGGCATCGGCACGCAGCTCGCGATAGACCTTGATGTCCTTGCCCAGCGCCTTCAGCACGCTATCCGGGTTGGGCAGATACATGCCCAGGGTGTGGAAGTCGATACTGCGCTCGCGGGTGGCGATCTGCTCGGATAGCGACTTGCGCGGCTCGCCGAACTGGACGAACTCGGTGGGGCTGACCCATAAACCTCTGCTCATACAAACCCCTTGGTGATTTTGCTACCGGCACGGCGGCGGCGGGACTTCACCGTTACCGGGCCTTTGTTGATTTCGCGGCTGGCAAAGTACGCCAGGGCGATGGCCACGGCGGCGTCACCGTGGCGCTTGCCCTTGTCCTCGCCGGTGCTGCGGCTGTCGGGGATGCGCGGCACGCCCTTGATGATCTGCACCGCACGCAGGTCGGCCAGAATGTCGGCATCCTTGGGCAGGTCGACCAGATCGCCGTCCTCGAGCGCGGCCTTCACCGGTGGCATGTGTTCGCGGTACCAGCCTTCGGACAGCATCACCTGCTGGATGCGGCTGGCGCCGTAGCGCTGCATGGCGTACTCAGCCAGCGCCTGACCGTTGCCTCGGGCGTCAAAGGCGGCGCCGGTGAAGCGAGGTAGCCGATCCAGCAGGTAAAACGCCACTTGTTCTTGCTGGCGGAACGGCACATTGCGCAGTTCCAGGATGAAGGGCACGCGGCGCACCAGATTCTGCGTCTGGATCAGCGGCACATGGACGGTCAGGTCGCCAGTGCGGCCGAAGTCCTCGCCATTGAAACTGATGGCGTCCGGCGGCAATGCGGCCAACCTTGGTGCCAGGTGTTCCTCCAGCCAGTCGCGGCAGTCGGCGGCACGGATATGGTCGGGCAGCAGCTCGAAGCCCTGCGGGCAGGCCCAGCGCAGCACCGGCACATCGGCAGACATGCGCGATTCGATCAACGCACGCGACAGCCAGGCACCACCACCATTCTTGGGAATGCAGCCGTACTCTTCGTCGGCGGATTCCAGATTCGGCGCATTGCGATACAGGTCGTCGCGCCATTTCTTCTCGCCTTCCGGTGTCCAGGTCTGGCCGGTGACATAACAAATGCGCCGGTACAGGCCGTCGGCGATGGCGTCGTCCAGCGTGATGCGGTGGATGCTGTAATCCTTGCGGCCAGCACGGGCGTCTTCGATGTATTGGTTAAAAAGATTCTCCACGCCGTTGTGCGTGCTGATCAGCCGTACCTTGTTGCCCCACATGGTCAGTGCTAGTGCGGCCTTGAGCAGCTCCTCCAGCGACTCGTGGAAGGCCGCTTCGTCGATCACCACGTCACCCTGCAGGCCGCGCAGGTTGGATGGACGGCTGGATAGCGCCTGGATTTTGAAACCGCTTTTGGGGAAGCGGATCATGTAGGTCAGGATCTCTTCCTGCTTGCCCTCGTCCCAGAAGGTTTGCTCGTACACGTCGGCCTGTGCCAGCTCGTTGAACGCCTTGGCAAACAGCGCGCAGGCGGCGATGTACTCCAGCGCCATTTCCTTCTTGCTACCGACATAGAAGGTATTGCCGCCCTGGCGGCGGCGCGGGCGGGCGGCCTTCACCACGTTGCGGCCGGCCTCTGCCCAGGTGAGACCGGTGCGGCGCGACTTCTCTGCGATCATGATCTGAGCTTCGTCGGTAAACCAGCGCTGCTGGTACGGCAGGAATACCGGCTGCTCGGCCGGGATGGCGTCGGCCACGTCCTGTGGCACCACCACGCCGGCCAACTCCAGCTCCTCGGCCAAGTCGATCTTGCGTGGAGTGCCGACAGGTGTCAGCGTCGAGGCGGCTTGTGCAGCTTGCTTGGCCATCACTCTTTACCCAGCAAAATGCGGCGGATGCGGGCTTCCATCTGCTCGCTCATGCCGTCCGAGCCGCGCATCTCTTCCAGCTTTTCTTCCTGCTCGGCCAGCAGCTGGGCACGTGCCTCGCGCTCGATGCGGGCTTGCTCGTCCAGACGGAAGCGTTTCTGGTTCACGCTGGCGCGGGCCAGAGTGGCAATGTTCTTGGCCGCACTGGATAGCAGACCGATGCGCTCGGCCGGGTCGACGTCTTCGTCACCGGCCTCCTGCAGGTTGACGATGCTCTCGAACAGCTCGGTCTGCACCAGGGCGATCACGGCTTCGGAGCGGGCGTCCTGGTCGTCGGCCGCACCTTCGGTCAAGAGACGCGCAGCCTCGGTGCTGGCCTTGATGGCGGCGAAACGGCGCTCAATCTTCTGTCCGTAGCGGTGGATGGCAGATTTGCTGATGGCGAAACCCTTATCGCGCAGCGCAGCTTCCAGCAGCTGGTAGCCACTGAAGTTGCCCTCCACCAGAGACTTATCCAGCCACTCGCGTACCGACTGGGGTAGTTGGCCAACACTGTTGCGGCGGGCCATATCACTGGCTCCAGTATTTCTGCGGCCGGGCAATGCCGGGTTCGCAGTCGATGGTGTACTCGGCGATATCGGTGCCGTAGCGGGTCAGGCTGCCCCACCAGCGGCCGGAAGGTTCCTTACGCAGTTGGACCAGGTCACGGTCAGACAGATAGTCCAGCTCGCGCCGGACTTCAATCGGCGTCACGTCCGGATAGATGGACTGCATGGTCATCTGGATAGGCCCTTCGGACAGCTCCTCAGGACGGGCGTTATACAGTGCCAGCAACAGATACCAGCGCAAGCTTTCGCGGCGCACTTTGGCTTGATCAATCACGGTTGGCCCCTTTTAGTTGCCAGTTCTCAAGGCGCAACGCCACCGCATCAAGCTTGGCCTCGATCACGGTCTGGTTGCGGATATAGTCTTCGCGGCGCACGTACTGCAGCGGCAGCTCGGC